TAAATGACGGTAACAATACGTTTTCAGGAGGTCTAGTAGGGTTTGAACGAGATAACCTCTAAAATATTTTGAACGTAATTTCGTTCCTATAGTTATAGGGGAGAGGCCTGCCTGGTTCACTGTTGGGAGTGTTATGTTATAATGTAACAACTTAACAAAAGTGGTGAAAAGTGGATGGCCGCCCCGAAGAACCCCAACCGTGAAGCCGCCGCACGAGGCGGGCGCAAGTCTTCCCGCAAAGGTGTACCGAACCGTAGCACCCGCGAGCTGTCAGAGAAGCTGGAGGAGTTGGGCTGCCACCCAGTCGAGCTCTCCGCCAAGATAGCCCTGGGCGAAGAACTGGACGGGCCGCATCCGGTCCTCCCGATGTTCCATGCCTTTGCTGATAAGTTGGCAAAGCTGGAGGATAAAGGCGGTGCGGTCACCCCGGAGCTCATCGAGGAGCTGAGAACCCTAGCTGATGACAACCTCTCATCCGGCTACGTCCCGGTCGAATTACGCTGGAAGGCGATTTCCGACCTGATGGCGTACGCTTATCCAAAACGCAAGCCCGTTGACGCTGAGGATCGATCAGACAACGAGGCGCTGGCCTCCTTGGTCCAGCTGTACATGCCAGACAATGGCCGCGACTAGTCCCCCTGCCATCCGGCCACAACCCGGACCACAGGAGCAGTTCCTTGCTACCTCGGCAGACATCGCCATCTATGGTGGCGCTGCTGGGGCGGGCAAGACCTGGGCCGAGCTTATGGAGCCCCTAAGGCATATCACACGTACACCTAACTTTGGTGCGGTGATTTTCCGTCGGACATCCCCACAGATTAAGAACGAGGGCGGCCTTTGGGACGAGTCAACGAAGTTATACCCCCTCTTGCGCGCGGAACCACGGTCCTCGGTGACGGAGTGGGTATTCCCGCCACACGGAAACAAGATCAAATTCACGCACCTGGAGCACGAGAAGAACATCTATGACCACCAGGGGGCGCAATACCCCCTGATTCAGTTCGATGAGTTGACCCACTTCACCGAAGGGCAGTTCGAGTACCTCCTCTCCAGGAACCGTTCCACTTGTGGAGTTCACCCGTACATCCGTGCCACCACTAACCCCGACCCGGACAGCTGGGTCAGAGCGTTCATCGACTGGTGGATAGGTGACGACGGCTACCCGGTCCTGGAGCGGAGCGGGAAGCTGCGCTGGTTTTACCGCATTGACGATACGCGTGTCTGGGCGGACACCAAAGAGGAACTTCTGGAGCAGTACGGCCACTTGTTCGCCAACCCTGAGACGGATGACATAACCCCTCCGCTGTCCGTGACCTTCATTGCCGCCAGTATTTACGACAACAAGGAGCTGTTGCGTAAGGACCCGGGCTACCTGGCTAAACTGAAATCCCTGCCGCGCATCGAGCGGGAGCGCCTCCTCGGCGGTAACTGGGACGTACGCGCCAGTGCTGGCCTGGTGTTCCCACGGGAATCCTTCGGGATAGTAGAGGCGCCTCCGTCCGATGCCGCGGCCACGGTCCGCGCCTGGGACTTCGCCGGAACCCCCGGAGCTGGGGACTGGACTGTGGGGCTCAGGTTGAGTAAGGACACCCAAGGGTACTACTACGTGGAAGGGGTGACCCGGGACCAGTGGGCCAGCAAGCAAGTCAGGGAGGCCTTATTGCGCGTCGCCAGGCAGGACGGACGAGGCACCTACATACGCATCCCACAGGACCCAGGGCAAGCGGGTAAGGACCAGGCGCAAAGTATGGTAAGGGAGCTGGCCGGGTTCACCGTTCGTGTCATTCGACCGACCGGGAGCAAGTATGACCGTGCCCAACCCGCTGCCGCTCAGGTACAGGCGGGGAACGTTTTCTTGGTGCGTGGATCATGGAACGAGGCTTTCTTGCGGGAGCTAGATAACTTTGATGGTAGCGAGAAGGGCACTGATGACCAGGTGGATGCCTTTGCGGATGCCTTCACGGAGGTTGAGGTGCGGACCGTGAACCGCGGCCCGTCACTACGCGCCCTGTAGGTTTACCTCAACCATAACTTAGGTTAATATATCAATAAGCTAGCTTTATCAACCGCTCACCCGGAGGCCTCCGTTCATGAGCATTACCCTTCTCACCGCGTCCAACAATGCCAGCTCCTCCACCCAGCAGGGCGATGCCACCACCTCGCGCGTCATCATCGCCGCAGGCACCTTTGGCGGCGGCACCCTGACCCTGGAGTACAGTTTCGACGGCTCGACCTTCGTGGCCACCAGCTCCACCCTGACGGCCAACGGCGTCATTGCCTTCGAGGAGCGCCCAGGCATGTACTGGCGCGTGACCCTGGCCGGCGCGACCGCTGGCAGCGTCACGGCAGTGGCTTACTGATGGCGCTACCTACGCTCTTCAGCCAGGCCAGCCCGGCGCGAACCGAGAGCGGTTTGTCCCTGGCCTCCGGCGCCTTCCCCTGGCCAGACGGCAACGAGCGTATCATCTTCGTGACTGGGGTCTTCGACAACGCCCTGGTGCAAGCACAAGTTAGCCCGGATGCCAAGACCTGGTTCGACTACGAAGAGCCCCTCTTCCAGGAGGGCACCCTGGAGGCCGAGCTTCAACCTGGCGCCTACCTGCGTCTTGTCATCAAGGGCGGCTCGCTCGAGCGCACCCGCCTCACTGCCTGGGTGTGAGCCCGTGGCTAGCAACCGTAGTTTTAACATCTTCGAGAGCAAAGAGCGCAGCACGGATACGGCATCCAATAAGCTATCCAACCTCAACAACGCCGCGGCGCATTTTGTTGTTGATCTGACGGCGATCAACACCGGCTATATATCCCTTGAGGTCTACGGCATCTCCGCCAGTGGAGCCGAGTATCGCATCTTCCGAACTCTCCCCATGACGCACGTCGCAACCTACCGGTACATCATCTCTCCCACACAGAACTGCGTCCCGGGGATCGTGTGCCGGGACTTTCTCCCAGCTAACATCCGGTACAAGATGGTGCACTCAGGTGGGGCGGTGGCGACGTACACAGCTGACCTCGAATTAGGGGAGGGCTGATGTCCAAGTTCCTTGACAATCATGGCAACTACAACGTCCGCGTCCCGACGGTACATTACTTGGACACGAACGGGGATGGCACTGGCACCACCAACGCCGTGGGCGACTACAGCGCGGCGGTCACGTCGTTCTACCTGGCCCCTGCCGTGGGCGAGGTGATTGTGCTGGAGAAGCTCATCATCCAGGTAGCCGACAAGGGGGCCTTTGCGATCGACGGCTACGGGGGCCTGGCCGCCGGGGTCGTGACCAACGGGGTCACAATCCAGTTCAGCCGCCTGGGCAGCGTCGTGACCAAGCTGACAGATAACGCTCCGATCGTCACCAACGCGGACATGAGCCGCTTAAACACGGACTACCGGCTAATCCCATACGCCTCCAGCTATAACTCCTCGTTCGTCTCGTTCGACAACACCTCTTTCGGCACCTCCCTATACATGGTCGGTGACCTGCAGGACACCTTGGAGGTGCTCCTGCACGATAACTTCACCGGGCTGGAAAGTCACCGCTTCATCGCCTACGGAGTTCAGTAATGAGCCTCAAGACCCGCCTTCGCAACTGGCTAGCCGAGACCAAGGCCTCGGCCGTGGCCCCGCTCATCTCCATCGGCAAACTGGGCCAGCCCACCTGGACCAAGCGCCGCTATGACAAGCTCGCGGATGAGGCCTACGTGAAGAACGTGGTCGCCTACAAGGCGATCAACGAGCTCATCACCAGCGCCAAGCAGGCCCCGTGGGAGGTCTACCGGCGTGATAGCCGAGGCGATAAGGTCGAGGTCGGCGACAACGACCCGCTGTACCAGCTGCTGCAGCGACCCAACCCCATGCAATCGGGGGCGGTCTTCTTCGGCAACCTGGTCGGCTACTACAACATCTCGGGCAATGCCTACCTGGAGATGGTCAAGACCATCACCAGCCAGCCCCCGCGGGAGCTCTACACCCACCGCCCTGACCGCATGAGCGCGCTCGTGGGCACAGACGGTCCGGCGGGTTATCCGTACAAGGTCAACAGCCAGACGAAGAAGTGGGTCGGCCCCGAGAAGGAGCTCATCCGCCACCTGAAGATGTTCCACCCGACCGACGACTGGTACGGCCTGAGCCCCATCGAGGCGGCGGCGTTTGACGTGGACATCCACAACGAGACCCTGGCCTGGAACAAGGCCCTCCTGGAAAACCGCGCCCAGCCGAGCGGGGCGTTGGTCTATGAGCCCAAGCGGGACACCGCCCCTGATTACCTACCAGAGGAGCAGTTCCAGCGCCTGAAGCAGGAGCTGGAGGAGGGTTACACCGGCACCGTCAACGCCGGCAAGCCGATGCTCCTGGAAGGGGGCCTGACCTGGCAGCAGCTGGGCCTGAGCCCACAGGACATGGACTACATCAACAGCAAGAACACCACGGCCCGCGACATCTGCATGGCGTTCGGCGTGCCCCCGCAGCTGCTCGGCATCCCTGGTGACAACACCTACTCCAACATGCGCGAGGCGCGGGCCGCGCTCTGGGAGCAGACGGTGCTACCGCAGCTCTACGAGATCCGCGACGAGCTGAACGCGTGGCTCGCCCCGCAGTTCGGGGAGGACTACTACATCGACATCGATGAAGACGACATCATGGCGTTGGCCCCGCGCCGCGCGGAGCACTGGGACAAGATCAACGGGGCGAGCTTCCTGACCATCAACGAGAAGCGTGAGGCCCTGGGCTACGAGCGCGTGCAGGGTGGCGACGATGTCCTGCAGCCGGCTAACCTCGTCCCGGTTGGCACGGACCTTACCGGCGGGGCGACCGACGGCAGTCAGGCTACCCCGGTCCGTGAGGACGGCACCGACGAGGGTGGCGACTGATGCCCGTCCCCCGCCCAGCTCGGGGCGAGAGCCAGGAGAGCTTCCTCGGTCGCTGCATGGCCGACCCGACCATGACGGTCGAGTACCCGGACCGCGACCAACGCTTCGTGGTCTGCGCCGCCCAGCTCGGCGGCGAGAAGGTCCTCAAGCAGACCTCCGCGAGCCGGGACCTACGCCAGAAGCTGGAGCTGGAGCGTTACCTGCAGCGCGCCCTGCGCACGCACAACACCGCCCTCGTGCAGGAGTTCATCCGGCAGTACGCCCGGACCGGGGTCGCGCCGGCCCTGACCACGGACCAGGCCGCCGTGCAGGCCCTGCTGCTCACTCACTACGAGCGGGTGCAAGCCCTGTTCAGTGGGGCCCTGGACCAGGAGCTGCCGGCCAATGCCAAGGCGACGCCGGCGGAAAAGGCCACGATGGCCGCCGCCCTGGCCACCTACTTCGCCAGCCGGAGCGAGGCGCAGGCCCGCTACATCCACGAGACCACCACCGGGGACCAGCAGCAGGCCATCACCCTGGCCCGGGCTGATCAACCCGACCTCTCTATCCAGGAGACGGCGGTCGTGGCCGGGGCGATCCTGTCGCGCTGGTTCCGGGCCCGTGAGGTCAGCACCGCCACCACCGAGACCCAGGCCGCCGCCGAGGCGACCAAGGCCACTGAGGCCGAGGTGCTCTCCGGCTTGCAGCCCTCGGTGGTCGGTGGCAGTCGCCGCCAGGCGCAGCCCGAGAAGACCTGGGACAGCGTCGGCGACAGCCACGTCCGGGACGACCACCTGGCCGCGGACGGTCAGACCGTTCCCGTGAATGAACCCTTCGTGGTGGGTGGGGAGCAGCTCATGTTCCCCGGCGACACGAGCCTCGGGGCGAGCGCGGGCAACGTCATCAACTGCCGCTGCGGGTCGACGTACGACGCGGCGGCCATCGCCGAGCAACGGCAAAACGGGGGCTAGCACATGCTCATTGACGACATCTCACCAGAACGCCTTCCTTGGATTGTTGTGTGGCTCGACTGGAATGTCTACGCCTATTGGCAGAGTCTTGCCGCATGCGTCTCCGTTGCTTGCCTTCATTACTTTCTAACCTGGCCCTATCACACCAGTAGCGGCCTACTATTAACCTGCTTTATTGGTTGTGCGCTCTGGATAGTGTATTGCGCTCTCCGTTACGGCTATGCCGTAGGCTAGGTTTACGCGCGCGATAAATTGGGTTAATATTACTATAACCTAGGTTTATCGCCCACGACATGAGGACATGAGACATGGGTGAAACGATTTACGGGCAACGCGCCGACGGGCGCGGGCTCCTCCTGAACACCAAGCACGCCTCCCCCGACGGCTTTGACCCCGAGGTGCCCTTTGACGCCGCCTTCGAGGTCAAAGAGGTCAGCGCCGACGGCACCTTCACCGGGTATGGCTCCATGTTCAACAACGTGGACCTCGACCGGGACATCATGGCCCCTGGGGCCTTCGCCAAGACCCTCGGCAAGAAGGCCATCAAAAGCATCAAGCTCCTCTGGCAGCACGACCCGGCCCAGCCGATTGGCGTGTGGGAAGAGATGAGCGAGGACAGCCGGGGCCTGAAGGTCAAGGGTCGCCTGCTCATCAACCAGGGCGTGCCCAAGGCCGATGAGGCCTATGCCCTCCTGAAGGCAGGTGCCCTCGATGCGATGAGCGTCGGCTTCATGATCCCAGCCGGTGGCTGGGAGTACGATGACCAGAAGCAGGTCAGGGTGATCAAGGAGGCCGACCTCTGGGAGGTCTCCCTCGTTACCTTTCC